CAAGTCTCTGGGGTGGGGAGTGAAAGACGAGTGGGTGAAAGTGGTAGATCTAACCGAAGATCAAGCCAAAGCCTACCGACTAGCTGACAACAAGCTAAACGAGTCTGATTGGGATATGGCGTTGGTGGCTGAGGAGCTTAAAGGCTTGTCTGAGCCTATGCTGGACCTTACTGGGTTTGATAAGGATTTGGTTATTGAAGCTGATGAGATGGATGATGAAGTGCCTGACGTACCAGAAGAACCACAGAGCAAGCTCGGTGACTTGTATGAGCTAGGGGATCACAGGGTACTTTGTGGGGATTCTTGCAACCTAGAGGCCGTATTAGCGCTGACCGGGGGTAATAAGGTAGATATGCTGGTGACAGACCCACCATACAATGTGGCTTATGTGGGTAAAACTAAGGATGCTCTTCAGACTAAGGATGCTCTTCAGATAGATAATGATTCTATGAGTGATGGTAATTTTAGGCAGTTTTTAGTTGATGCTTTTACTTGTGCATTCTCTGTTATGAAGCCCGGGGCAAGTTTTTATATATTCCACGCAGACTCAGAGGGTTATAACTTCAGAGGAGCAGTACACGATATTGGTGAAAAAGTAAGGCAGTGCCTTATCTGGAATAAAAACAGTATGGTAATGGGGAGGCAAGACTATCATTGGAAACATGAGCCTATACTTTATGGCTGGAAAGAGGGAGCTAGTCATTTGTGGAACAGTGACAGAACGCAAGTGACCGTCTTGGACTTTCAAAGGCCGTCTAGAAACGCTGAACATCCTACAATGAAGCCTGTTGAGATTATTAACTATTTAATTGGTAACAACTCAAAAGGAGAAGATATAGTATTGGACTTATTCACTGGGGGAGGTTCTACTCTTATCGCTTGCCAGAAGTCTGGTCGTATCTGCTACGGTATGGAGCTAGACCCTAAATACGTGGATGTAATCGTACAACGCTATGTAGATTACACAGGCAATGCTAATATTAAATTAAATGGCAAAGAAATTACCTGGCAAAAAAAAGGATAAAGGCGGTAGAGAGCTACTACTTACTGACGAGCTTCGTGTAAAGATCGAAGAAGTAGCTGCTCTTGATGGAACTGTAGAAGAAATGGCGTATTATTGCGATGTTTCTAGACAAACCATATATAATTGGTTTAAACTTGAACCTGACTTATTTGACAAAGTAGAAAGGTTAAGGTTAAGACCAATTCTACTGGCTAGGCAAACAATAAATAAAGAAATGAAAAAGTCTTATTCTAATGCTATCGATTACCTCAAACGTAAGAAGCGCTTAGAGTTTGGAGATAGTGTTGATGTAACAACTAAAGGCGATGCCTTACCACTACATACAATAAATGTCATCCCAATTACAACAGAAGGGTCGTAGCCTAGACGTCCCGGCTAACGATAAGCAGAGACACGCTATCATAGCGTGGCTTAATGATGACGTCGACGATATTGTTTATGGTGGTGCTGCCGGTGGTGGTAAGTCGTTCTTGGCTGGTCTGGTACTTACAATGACAGCGTTACAATATCCCGGAGCTAAACTGTTTCTAGGACGTCGCGAGCTTAAGACATTAATGCTTACGTCATACATTACCCTTACGCAAAAAGTATTTCCGGTGTTTGGCTTGGTACATGATAAAGATTGGAAGCTTGATGGTAAGTACAACGTGATTCATTTCACTAACGGATCAACTATAAACTTACTTGACCTTGCTTATACCCCCGCCGACCCACTGTATGACCGCTTTGGTTCTCATGAGTACACTAGAGGCTGGATAGAAGAAGCCTCTGAGGTAGACTTTAAAGCATATGACGTACTCAAGTCTCGTATCGGTAGACATAATGATTTTATTATTGGTGGTAAAGCTATCAAACTTAAAAGTAAGCTAGGGTTATCTCTTAATCCATCACAAGAATGGCCTTACCGGTTATTCTACAACGTGTGGAAGAAAGCCGGGAAGCCAAATACACCACTGATATCAATCTCAGCCATAGTAGAAGGACAGCGGATAGATCGTAGTTTTATCTTTATTCAGGCGTTGTATAAAGACAATCCGTTTACAGCTGGGGAATATATGAGAAACTTAGCCACTATCTCTGATCCTGCTTTAAAGCAACGTTTAATGGAGGGTGACTGGGAGTATGCTTCAGCTCAAGATACTTTGTTTAAAGCACAGTCTATTGCGGATTTATTTACTAATAATGTACCCAACAGCCAAGACTTATATTTAACCGTGGATGTTGCGCGTTATGGTGGAGATAGAATAGTCTTGACCTACTGGCGTGGGTATGATGCTTTTAAGATCGATGCCTATACTATACTTTCAACCGTAACTACCGCCGAAAAGATTCGAACAGCATGTGATATTTACAGCATCACTAGAGAGAATGTTCTAATCGATGCCGATGGTGTTGGTGGCGGTGTGGTGGATATGTTACCCGGTACATTATCATTTAACGGTGGTGCGTCTGCGTTTGGTACATTAGGTGAGAAAGAGTTACGTGAGAACTATGAGAACCTAAAGACCCAGTGTGCGTATCACTTAAGCCAATTAGTAGAAGGTCGTAAGGTCCGGGTATCAGAGCAGAATATAGAATACAAAGAACTGTTAGCCCAAGAGTTAGCACAAATAAAACGTCGCGACACTGACAAAGACGGACGGTTAAAGATTGTTCGAAAGGAAGAGATGAAACAGGCATTAGGACGTTCGCCTGATTTTGCCGACACTTTTATTATGCGAGCTTACTTTGATTTACGTTTAAAGGATGTAAAATTAGCATGGACAGAGCAGACAATCACAGTCTCCTTGCCAGATTATTAAAAGTATGTGTTATGATTTAGGTACATGATTTCACAAATAGTTACTGGTAAAGACGGAAACCCAATCGATGGAAATGGTAAAAAACTGTCACCATCTGCTTATAAGCCATCACCCGAGGTAATGAAGTTATTTGCTCAAGTACAGACTGATTATCAGACTGCTTATAACCTACAACACAGACCGTTTGATGAGTTTGATGGTTACTCATTGCTACAACGTACCAAGATGGACCAAGAGACATTCGGTGCATTCGTGGGTGCTGAATGGGTCCCAGCTCATAAGAGATGGCGTTGGAAAGGACGTAAAAATACAGCTAGAAACCGTCTTGTTGGTATTCTAGCTCATATGCTGGCAGCGATGCTATTCCCTCATGTCCGGGCAGTTAACGAGCAGGACGAAGAAGAAGAAATGTCAGCTCGTGTGATGAGTATTCTGATTGAAGACCATTTAAAAAAAGCTAAGTACGAGATGAAGTTTCTTTTTATGGTGTTGTCAGCGTTAGTTAACCCGGCGGTATTTGTGCAAGTGGAATACGTTATTGCGATGCAACGTATCAAACAACAGCTTGAAGGTGGAGCTAAAGTGATTGAGGTTGTTGACGAGTTACTATCAGGACTACAATTAAACATCATCCCCATTGACGAATTAATGTTGGGTGACTTTTATACGTTTGAGTTACAACGTCAACCTTTTATTCCTCGTGTACGTCGCATCTCATACGATCATGCTCGAGCTAAGTATGGTCATATTGAAGATTTTAAATACGTAATGGCTGGTAAGACACGTATTTTAATGACAGGTAGTGAAGGACAAACACTTTATGATATAGACTGGACTGAGGCTGATGCAAACTATGTACAAGAGATTACTCTTTACTACCGGGCTGAAGACTTAGAGGTAACGTTTGTGGGCGGAGTGTTTATGGGCAATAAGGAGGATATTTATAATACTAACCCTTTCAAGCATAGACGAATAGTCTTTGCAGAAGGTGTAGGTGGTAAGCAATGGGTGTCTATTCCAGTCTATCCGTTTGCTAAGTCAGGCTTTGAACCAATAGATCCAACAGGGCGCTTTGCTTATTACAAGTCAGGGGCGTTTAAAGCGTACTGGGAGGATAAGAGTATTAACTACTCATACCAACTACTCCAAGACGGTATGGCGCTTGATGTAATCAAGCCTATTTTTGGTACTGGTATAGCTAAGGCTGATACTACAGTGATGGTTCCCGGGGCTTTTATTGGTATGCCACCAGGAGCTACCGTTGTACCGTATCAGTTGGGACCAAACTTAGCAGCGGCTATGAACGTTCTACAGCAAAACCGCAATGACTTAGCTGAAAGCACACAGTCAGAATCGCAAGGTGGAGTGGCTACTCCTAACATTACAGCAACCGCTACTAATATAGCTGAGCAAAACGCTCGAGTGTTTATTGGGGTGTTTGGGCAGATGATTGCTTCACTAATTGAAGACGTTGGCTCACTAGCAATGGACTGCGTTATCATGAACACTACAACTGGAGAACTTGACATGACCATACCAGAACATCTACGTATGAAGTACAAGACATACCTTGCAGAAGGTAAAGATAAAGGTAAACAAGTATCTAACCGGATTGAGTTTACCGATGAGTTTATGGGGCGTGAGATGTCTAATGATGATGTAAATGAGTACGAATGGAAACTATATAACCGTGGTGGTAAGACTAATGAGGAACGTCTAAAGACCAAGCAACGTATTTATAAAGTAAACCCTTACCAGTTTGCACGTATGACTTACACTATGACGGTAAACGCTGATCAAATAGTACAAAAGTCTATGGGTAACGATAAACAAGAAAACTTGTTAGCCTTCCAAATGCTAACAGACCCACGTGTGGTAGAATATACTGATAAGCAAGCAGTGGTGGATGATTTTGTTATCGAGAAATTCAGCGACGGTGACCCAGATCGTTACCGCGCAAAAGAACAACCACAAATGGATCAGATGTTGCAAGCGGTGATGGGAGGGGAACAGCCGGGTGGAGTGGCGGCTATACCGCCGGTACAGAACAAACAATTAGCACAACAATCAATAATTTAAATATATGATAAAAAAAATAAAAAGCGGAATGCAGATGCTTACTAAAGCAACTGCATCACTAAATAAAAAAACAATACCAGCCATTAAAGCTAAGGCGGTATCAGTCAAGCCAGCTATGATGGCTAAGTCAGCTTCAGTAAACAGGAGCTTTAAGAATCCAGCTTTGGTTACTAAAGCAAAACTTATTAAGAAGGCAGTTAAAAAGTAATATGCGTAAATTAAAAACAGCTTCACAAGCGAGCAATAAATTGATGCCATTGCACAAACAAATAGCAACAGGATTAACTCCAAAACGTAAGTCTTTAAGTAAATAAATATGAATTATCCTTATCCTTGGGCAGCAAACTTAACAAAGTTGCGACGAGCAGAAGCACATTGTGGGGTAACCGCAAGTGAAGAGATGATATTAGAAGCCTATAGAAAGATGGGTGGATTGGTTATTGATAATGGACCAATGGTAGTAGGAGTAATAGAGGAAGCTCCAGTAATAGCGACTGAAGAACAGGTCACTATGCCAGTAGTAGAGGAAGCTCTAGTAGAGGAAGCTCTAGTAGAGGAAGCTCTAGTAGAGGAAGCTCTAGTAGAGGAAGCTCTAGTAGAGGAAGCTCCTAAAAAGAAAACCAAGAAATAACATGCTAGTAAAGTTGGTCTGTCGGTTGCTTAAACATAAGAAAATATCCACTTATGAACGTGGGTTATTAACAAATCAAGTGCTTAATTCAATTGACGCTCTTCCGACTC